GAAGCTGAACCTCTTAACTGTGCCATACTAGTCTGTGCTCCATCCTCGTGACCTTTGTTACCTTGTGGTCTCTTCAGGTGTGACACAAGTATCAACCCACAGTTCACCTCTTCTACTAATCCACGTAGCTTAGTCATCAGGTTATCAATAGTTCTCCTCTCGTCACCCTCTTCTATACCAGATACTACAATAGACAAGTGATCCAATACAATAAAGCTACAACCACATGCAGTCACCATGTACCTAATTTTAGATAGAAGGTTGTCACTACCAAGTGAACCCCAATGGTCATACATAAATATGTTACCAGTATCTAAGGTGTTATCAAAGGCATCTTTAAATTCCTCATCAGTAACCTCAACTGTACCTAGATGTAGTGGTTTGTTAAGGTGTAACCCCATGAATCCTAGTCCAGTTCTTTTATTCGATTCCTCTAGTGCAATGTAGCCTATTGTTTCTTCTTGGTTTAGTATGTGGTTAGCTACCTCTCTACATACCTGTGACTTTCCTATACCTGCACCTGCTGTGATCGTAACTATCTCCCCTCTCCTCATACCAAGAGTCTTCTTATTTATACCCTCATATGGATACTCACAAGATGACATGGAATCTTCTGCACTTACTATGTTCCACAGATCTTTACCATTCACAATACCATCTGGTCTATACACTCTAGCTTGCCAGATACAATCAATCAACTCTCTTACTCTACCTTTAACTAGCATCTCATTAGCATCCTTCAATGGAAGCTTAGCTATCTTAGCCTTGCCCGGTCGTAGAACTTGAGCACATTCTCTTGATGCTTTAATACCGGGGTCATCGTTATCAAAACAAAAGATAACCTCTTCATACCCATCAAGTAATTCTATGCTCTTACGTACCGCTTTTGCGGCTCCTGCTGACCCATTTGGTACAGAGTATACAGGCCACTTGTTACCTTGTGACTGTGATACAGACAATGCATCTATCTCACCCTCACAAACGATAGCCTTCTTACCTTTACCTGACCATAGGTGTTGACCATATAATCCTGCTTCCTTTATGTCTCCTCTTGTATGGAAGTCTTTGTTACGAAACCTAATCTTCTGTGCTATCCTCTGTCCACTTGAGTCTTTATAGTTTGCTATCTGTACTGGTTGACCTGCAACCTCACCTATACAATAGTCCCACTTCCTACATGTGTCCAAAGTAATACCACGTGCACTCAAGTTTGTTACTTCACCCTCAACAAAATCCATATGTTTATCCCCTCTATTTATTAATACTCTTTGTTCGCCACCTGCTTTTTCTCTGTAGTTACAGCCAAAACAGTAGGCATGTCCGTCATCATAACGTGCTAAGTTATCTCGTGACCCACACTCAGGGCATGGCTCATGCTGTATGAACTCACTCTCTTCGTGTGTGTCTAAGTTGTCCATGTCTTCTTACCATCTTTACTTTCCAATATTACTTTACCAACATAAGAGTATCCCACACTATTTAAAAATGTGTGAAAGTTTTCTAAGACATCTTGTAATGAGTCAGCCTCAAAGGACATCTTAGTTCTCTTAGTTGTTATCTTCCTCCAATCATCTAGTGCTTCATATGAAAAATCAAAGCATTCTTTTATCTCATCTGGATCTGGTTGTTTATCTTTCAACTTCATGTTCCCCTTTATTAATTAGTAACCCAAACTGATCCCACTTTATATTTAAGTAGACCAACGTTATCTTCATTTATACCCCACCATTCTTTCACATCAAACGAGGGGCATGTTGTATCACTCAGGTCTCTATGACCCACCACTTCTGCATCTGGATACATGTGCTTCTAAGCTTTTACTATAATAAATAAAGAATGTAACTGTTCTTTGTTGTAAACTGGTGCAACTATTCCTCTTGTGTTCAGCCCTCCAGCTAGACATAGACTAACAGAGTCAGCGTCATGTTCTTTAGTGTGTGCACCTATGTCATTCAGGTTTCTACCCACTTCAATCTGACCACCTCGCTTAATAAAGAAATGATACCCTACTCTTAGTAGTCCTCTCTTACGATGCCACTCATCAACTGTTCTTATATTTATATTTGAGTTTGGCTTTGTGTGTGAGGAGTGGATCACTATGTAGTTAGTTTCTTTTCTTCTTGACATCCTTAGTCCATTCATGAGGTACAATTTTTTCTGAGCATAAGAAGTTATGTTTCTTACACCAGTTTGCACATGTTAATCTTGAACCTTGAACACGACTGTTCATATTTGAGAATACGAATCGTATGTCTAGTTCAGGGTGTTGTTCTTTGATTGACCTGTGCATCCTTTGTTCTTTATATCTGAAGTATCCTTTTGCTTCAATTATAATTCCATTGGGTAACACAAAGTCAGGTTTATATTTATGTTCAATGAAGTAAGCAACGGACATAAGCTCATACTCGTACTCACAGTTACGACCTGTTAAGTTGTCTGCTATCCGTTGCTCTAGTCCAGATCTAAAAGTCACCAGACTGTTCCTCTTCTTCTGCTTCAAAGGCTTCACCCTCTTCTACTTTGACAGTAGGTTGTACCTCTTGTACTACTTCATACTCCTCTTCAACATTGAATACATCATCAGCGTTTCCACTTGGAACATACTCAACCAGCTTCAGAACTTGAACCATACGTAGCCTGAGTTGTAGCCCAAGTGAGCTACCATGTTCATATGGTGCTATCTCATAAGCCACTCTACCGATACTACCATTACCAACTTTAATAGTTGTTGCGATAGGCTCATTTTTTGGGCCGACAACCACAGGTCTCTGTGTGAATGTCTCACCTGTACGACCATTAGTACCTGATGCTTTAAGTTTGAAGTGGAACTCAGTCCCTTCCTCCATACCATCAGAGTCAAGTGAAACTTTGTATGGCATGTACTCTTGCCATGTCTTTGCCGACTTCTGTTGACACTTCTTCTTCCAGTCAGCATGTGCTGTATCAATAATCTCCTGCAAATCTTCAGCTTCGGAGCCATTCAACAGTACCTTAATATGGAACTGACCTTCTGCTTTGTATGTTGTGTCAGCCACCATGATATGAGGCCAACGGAACTCTCCCTTCGGAGTGACTGGATACTTTCCTGCCATGTCTTCCTTTCGTGTGTGTTATTGTTTGTGTTGAACCTATAATGTCCACATTTATGAGAAGAAATATTGTGAGTCAAGAACTCCCATTATATCAAGGTCTCCACGTTCAGGTGGAGTCTCAAGTTCTGGTATTACATCTATCACCTCATCATAAAAGTTAGTAAGTACATCTGTTGTAGAATACATCTCAACAAACGACTCTCGTATTGCATCTGCCATACGTGGGACAAAGTGTGCATGTACCCCATATGAGTCATGCACTACAGAGAAATCTTTTATACCACTCTTTATACACCTGTTAATAGTTAGTGTAAGTGCAGTTGCATCCATGCTATGCACAAAGTTAGGTGACACGCCATTGATAGATCTTCGCTTGTCTAAGTTCTCTGTCTCCTCTAGTATAGAGGGTTTGATTAATACATTATCAATATGGGTTGTTATCCTTCGTGGTTTCATGCTCTTATATATCTGCTGTACCACAAATCCTGATGGTGTCTCCCATATTATAGGTAGGTTCTTCTCTGACATCTTCCTACCTATGTCTTGAAGCCATGTCATTGCTTCCCTTGACTTGATTACTACCTCACCAATAGCATCCCACACATGTTTACCTACGTATAGTGATGCTTCATATACGTGATCACCAAAGGGATTCATTGAAGGGTTAGCTAGTATCCTATCATTCATTGCTTCTTCTACGTATGCTCTACAACTGAAGCGTGTACCACCATAGGGTACCACCATAACAGGTCGCTTAGTTATCTTACGATCTAAACCAAAGGACAACCACTCTTTAGAGTAGGGTACCCCCTGCTTAGCATCTTCATGTAACCTCTCCAGTACTACATCAGCAACCAACTGGTAGATGTCTTGAGGTACTGGTTCAGGTGTGAGGTTGGTAGCTTTACCACCTATGGTATCACGTAGCATAGCAGAGAAATGTTGGAGTCCATTGTTAGATCCATCTAAACAAATGGGTAGCCTTGACATGAAGCCATACCCTACCTCACTAAACTTTGCCCACTCCATACACCATGCTAAGAAAGTCCAAGGCTCATCAGCTTGAGTCCACCATCTAAAGTTTAGTGGTTCTCTTGCAGAATGTTTAATGTTATCGGTGTTTTCTATAGCCCATGCTACTCTATCCTTGAATGAAACCTTGTCATACCCAAATGAGTTTGCTCCATGTACACCAAAGTAATCCCTTTGTTCCTCATCATTGATAGGAAACTCTTCTGAGAAATAGAGTAAAGACTTAGCATAGTCCGGGCCTTGTGGTGTCAAGAAAGAATTAACTGTGTACTTCCTACCTCTGAAGTCACATTGGTACACAAAGTATATAGCTTTGTACTGTCTAAACTTACGTGCCATTGCAAGAGTCCTGACTAGTTGGATACGTTTACTAGTCATCTTAGCATTAAGATCATGAACAGTCATTGCTTTCTTCTTCCACTTTATAAACATCTCCAACTGTTCAGGTGTCATATCCTTTTTCTTACTTTGTATTGGGCAGGGTAGTACCTTATAGTCCTCTCGTGGTGGTAAGTTAGCCCATGATTCACCAGTTTCCCAACACTTTTTCATGACCTCTAATATAGGTTCATTAACTGCCCACTTAGTACGTTGGAGTGCGTTGATTGCACCATACTCTAGTGGCATTGAATGATTCTTCATCTCATCTAGGTAGTCTCTGTTCCTAGTCTTAATCATTGGGATAGAATCAATCCTCTTGGTGTGGTATCCTCCATTGAAGGGTGAACTCCAATCCAAAGGTGGTACTACACATGGGTAGAAGTATGGGTGTAATCCTTCCCCCTCCTTATTGACATTCTCTATCCAGAACAAGGTTGCTTTGTTAGCTTGGAGATATATGATACGTCTTGTCCTCCCAAACTGGACAGTCTTAATCTCCATTAAACCTGTTGTTCTAATGAGTATATCAATGAGCTTACTACCCAAGTGTAGTCTTTCAGTCTTACTCCATGGATTATGTTCCAGTAACTCCACTCTACTCATGGTTCTAATGATGTTGTACCTACGATACAACCTGTTGCTAGTACGTGAGGTAACCTTCCTCTTAATCCTCCTGAATATCTTCTTTGACTCTGCACCTTTGTCCCATAGGTCAAACTTAAACTGATCCTCTATTGCACTTGCTAACTTCATGGCAACACGAGTGAATGGGCTACGTTGAGACACCCCATCAATGGTGTACTTAAGTGCTAAGTAGGCACACACTTCTCTATCCATTAGAGCTAGTGTGAGTGCCGAGGTTTGATACTTACCTGCACCACCTGCTAGTGCCTCATCAAGAAACTCTTTGATCCCATCTGATACTGAGTCAAGTGCTTCTTTCATTAGAGTGATACCATAGAGAGTAGTTGATTCACCACCACCCTTTCGTGCCTCTCTTATATTTTTGTAGTACCTGTCAATACCAAGAGAGTTCATTTCCTTTTCGATTCTTTCTTGTTCATTGGCTAGGTTCAATTTAGTACCTCCTTTGGTGTGTTCTCAGACAATACCTCATTGAAGTTCTTCTCAATAAGATTCATTGTGATGCTGACAAACACGAGTGCTCTGTTGATACACTCTTCTGCTGTACACTCCTCATCTCTGAGTGCACCATCTATCATCACGATTGCATTACCTAATATCTGTTGTGCCTTTCTATCAAGTGTTGCAATCTGTTCATCTGACATCTGATAGTCTGTCTTCAGATTTTCATAGTCAAATGTCTTCAACTCTGTATCATCTTCCATAAGTATCCTAATGTGTGTGTGTTATGATTTCTTTTCTATACTTTTGTATAGCTTCCTTGAATGACTGCTCTGTTATGTTACCTGAAAACAACCAATCGGCTTCATCCATTAGTGCTACTGTAACCTCCATGATATAGTGTGTATACTTGAGCCACTCTAGTATGTCCTCTGGATACTCTTGTTTATTCAATCTTATTTCCTCCATAAAACCAGTAGACTCTACCTTCAACGAATTTTGTACATACTTGAAGTGTCCTCCACTCATATCATCCTCACAATTAAATGTTTTACCTATAGTCAACCTATTATACTTAAGTTTACTTGAGTGTACTTTAGTACCTCTATTAAGAATTCCTTTTCCCATATGCTTATTCTCTTTACTACGTAAATGTCCATATATTATTTAGGGATAATGTTAAGGATGAAAACTGGTCAAGCAGTTATGACCTAAGACTTCCCCTTTGTGACCTGTAAAGTCAAGTCTTTATGAAGTGGGTTCCGGATTATTATGTCAATCACCACTCTCATCTTTTAATTTTGTCTTACTCTTCAGTCCACAATGAGGACATACCATTTCTTTACCAAAGTAGTGACCTGCATAGCTCCACCAGTTTAAACATTCACTACATGTGAAATGGTAAAGAGTCTCACATGTGTACTCATGTTGTACACTTAGTCCTTCAGTACCCATTCCATGTACCTGTTTTGACTCACTAGTTTGCATTTGTTCATCCTTTCTTGATGGTTTCTTAGGTTGTCAGTCCATGCTACTGAACAAGGTGTGTCTGTGTCTAGTATAAAGTTTGCTGACAGTAGCAGAGTTATGATACCAATTAGTATAGTGGTCATTAGTTTACTAAGTGTTTATATCTCCATTCCTCTATACACACAGAGGTATCTCTAGCAGAGATGCAAAAATCAATAGCTTCATCTTCATCTGCTACATTCTGGTAGTAGTCCTTCATGTTCCAACGGACATACGTAATAAGTTCCTCTCTTGACATCTTATTAACGTACCCATCAACTGCACCTTCTACATTATATAATGCAACGTCTTCTCTATTTACCATTTGTCTCCTTTACATGTGTGCTAGGAAGTATGCATTCCACTTATCAAAGAAAGATAGGTATGAATACACGATGAATATCAGTAACATAAGTCTAATCATGTTCCTCCTTGTCATTGGTGGGCAAGGTAAGAGTTGCACTCACTTCGTCATACGACACCTGATTTACAGTCAGGTTGCTTTCTCCATTGCATACTTGCCCATGTAAAAGACTGGTTACTGAAGCATGATAGTTGCTTCTCCCACCCTCGCTCGCCTCCTCACCAGCCTTAATCATTAGTTTGGCGTTCTTACGTACACCTTTGTTTGCCATCCTCGTAAAAAACCTGTGATTCCCTTTACTCCTAATTCGTGGAGGTGGACTCCAAGTATTTGCAAACTTCCTACCTAGTTTATTCTCTTTCATTATCCTCTATTAAAATGGTGTGTCTACTTTCCAAGCTACACTCTGTACCTCTCGTGCATATGTGTCACCATACTCCCATGATCCATAGGTGTTTGGTGACTTAACTGCACAGAACCACCTAGCAAATGGATTGTGTGCCTCCTTTGATGGCTTCTGCCACTTCTTGAGGACTCTCCACTCCCATTCACCATCTGGAGACACCCATATCTCATATGGATTCTCTACTGGTCTGGTTTTATTCATTAAGTTCTTCTCTTTATTCATCAGTTCCCCCTCTATCACTAAATGGTTCATCATATCTATGGCTATACCCACCATAGTCTACATCATCACCATGAAAGGTAGTCCTTTGTTGACCTGTATCAAACTGGTACAACACCTTCTCTGTGTCTATGTCAGGATTGTCCTCCAGACAGTCCTCACATGTCCACTCCATAGTTGTGTCATCATAGGTAAACAGAACTAAGTCCGAGTCCACAAGATGATCACAACTACTACAATAAAACATTGACATTAGTAGTCCTCTGGTTTAACGTTATCTTCGTCAGTTGTGTACTGTATCTTAATGGTGCCACCTCCACCACAATACACTAGCATTATAACTACAATCCCAAGTACACCAGTAACTACCCCACCCCAAAATATAGTGAGGTACACCAGCAAATCGGGTAACATTAAGAACCACATGACTCCAAGAAATTTGGACTAACACCAATATCAAGTGTGGCATAATCAAAAGCCTGACTCTTGATGTCACGTACCTTAAAGTTGGCGAGGTACTGGTCACCTTGTTCTACCGACTTGTAGATTACATTCACCAAATGCTCATGAGCCATGTCCTCAATAGGAATG